TGATCCCTCAGATGTGTCAATAGTAATATTGAGCGCATCACGGTATTCGCCATCCGGTACCAATCTCTCGTCGAGATCTTTGTTCATCCTACCGGCAAGAAATGTTCTTTGAAACTCCATCTATTTAATCCATTTATCCTTACCTCGCATAGCCATAAGAAGTCGACCAGGATGCATGTTGCTTAATCTAATCTTAGTATTTCTAAGTAGAGCTGTCTTTTCTTTCTTAACTCTATTTACAATGTATTCCTGCACACCAAACTTATTGTTTAATAGTGCATATTTCAAGTAAGCGTAAACGTATTCCTCAGCAAGCTTGTTGATTGTGATAAGAGAATCGTCACCGTTCTCCATGCCATCTGAAATGTATTCAAGCACAATGTATGCATACTGAACTCCAGATGTGAAGTCAATAACACCAGCTGCTTTATTTACAAAGAACTTTGGGTTTATATTTGCATCAGCTGTCTCTAAACCAAAGTTATTGGCGATAGGATATCCAAAGTACCACTCTCCTTCATACTCCCAACCCCATTGGTTGTAGTATGGGCCAGGGCCTACGTATAATTGATTCTGTTGACGTAGTATGTCTAGCTTAGCCTCACCAATAACTACCTCACCATTTGAGTCAAATACAATGTCACCATTGTTGTCTTGGAGATACGCTGTAGCTGTGATGCTCTGACGAGACTCTGTAAGTGGATACATTACACCATTTCGGAGCATTGATATCCTTGCATAGTTCACGTAGTCAGGCGGCAATACCATCTTTAATTGATCACCAAGCTCAAACTCAAGCACTTTGATATTTCTAAGCGCGTCGTAGTTAAGTTCTTGGATGGCTCTTTTTGCGTGAAAAAGAACAGTATATCGGTCGACATTATTTACCAACTTGTCATTGCCAACATAATTCAATATAAAGTTGTTCACTATGTAAGCCAAACTGACGTACTGATAAGACCCCCAATTGGCGTCCTCAGGAATGTTACCATTGTTGGTATAGTACTGATAGTTAGTAATATATGCCATTATTGTTTTTGTTGAATGTCTTGTACTTCTTCTGCCTTAGCTGCTGCTACGACATCTTTATCTCCAATTGATATACCAGAGTATTCGAGGATCTTGATAACCAAGTTAGCAAAGTCATCAAGCGGTAATTCAAAGTCAACGTAATTCGAGTCACTTGGATTAAAGAACGGATCACCAAATGCATCAACTAAATAAGTCCATTGCGGGTCTCTTGGGTATCTTAAATATTGTGCCGCTATAGATGTAGATGCATAAGGCGGCGGAGGTGCTATTGCTGTTGGATATACAATAATTCCACTCTGATCCATTGTGTATACTGGATATGCAGCAGTAGGAGCAGTTAGGTTTGAGTTTACTAGGTTTAATATCTTACGATGACTAACCTTCTCTACCTCTGTGTTATTATTATAGATTACTTTATCTAAGAAGAAGTAATCATTAGGCAATGTAAATCTACTTGTAATGCCATTATATGGTAGTGGCGAAAAAACAGAGAATGAATCTATGACTTCGGCCATATTCTTAGGAATATCTGTATATCCTTCTCCATGCATTCTAGCATTCTGCTTATTGATTGCATTGCTGTAATTAAACATGTACTGACCAAAAATCTCAAGCTGTGCTTGTTTGGCAAATTGATTAAATTCCAATGGCGTAATAAAGCCACGGTTATCCTTGCTGATTATAGAGAGTACTGTATTTCGAACGTCATTGATCATCTGACTGCTTTTGTACAAAGATAAATAAAAAAAGGCACTCCATTAGAAGTGCCCTTTAGTAGTAGTTAGCTTTAGATTAAGCTACGGCAATATCACTTACTGCTTGTGGGACAGTAATTTCATAGACTGGGTTAGTCCAAGATGTTTGTAATGCATTAGCAATTCCATTTTGGATTGCATCGCGCATACTAAATGCAACTTGAGCAGCATGAGTCAATGTAACAACTTTACCACCAGCATAAGTAATTGCAGTAGCAGTGGCAGTAGCGGAAGCAGCATCAACTAAAATAACATTAGTTACTGCAACCAATTGATTACCAGCACTGGTAACCGGGATAGATAAAAACTTTTCCATTTTCTAAAAATTTAATGGGTTAAACAATGCTCAAAGTTAATCAAAAAAAATAAAGGGATATCGATCTTACCTGATATCCCATTACTTCTGTTTCCAATGACTAAATTAGAAGTAGCAAATATATAATATTATTTGTTACTACCATATAAAATCTTAATCATTTCCTGAAAACTTTTCTTCAAGAAATTTGTATAGCTCTAAGCCTTCATCTGATTGCAGATATGATGCAAGCGCGTGAATATGATCATGTCCAAATGGAACAGTTATTAAACGTTTCTTGTTGTCTTTTAGGTTGAAGTGGATGTCTTTATTTCCACGGAACGTAAAGTAACCTGATGTAAATGCACGAGCTGCAAAGTTATTGATCTTAAGAAGTGGATCAGACGCAGCCTCCATAAAGTCTTGTGGATAACGCTTAGCAAACAACATCATGTCACGCTTAATCTCTGTAGAGCTCATGTTGTCTACATTTGAACTTAATACCAATCTAGCTACTGCCTCAAGAGTATTAAAGTCTTTGTCAGCTAAATCACGAGCTAAAAGTAATGCATCAATCTCAGAGAATAACTCCTCAACATCTTCTTGAGCATCTTTTTCTGAGTCAAATTCATAAAATTCTGATCCATTATTAGGATGATAATATAAGAATTCTTGAAGTACTGGGTTATTCTTTGGAACTTTTAAAATACCATCTTCAAATACAATAGGCTCAACAATAACGTTAGCATCTTGTTCGTCTTGAAATGGGCTTTTTGAATTTCGCGCGTAGCGAAGTGGGTGATTCGTATTGGTCTCTTCATTGTAATACAAAAGACGTTTACGAGGAGTGTCTTTGTGTGCAATAAAATAGCTCAATGGAGCTTCTTGCATATTTAATAAATAAGTCCTATCCTTAGGCTCTAGCTTTACTCTGTTCATTTGATATAATTTGAATTATTAAAAAAATAGAGAGGGGCCGTAACCCCTCTCGTATTATTAGTCTTCTTATCCTTTGAAGATAAAGAAGTTGTTAGCACCTAATGTACAAAGCGCACGCTCTGACAAGAAGTTGACCTCCATAGCATCTAATGAGCTAGTTTGTGCACCACCAGCTGAACCAGTCATCCAAGTTTTGTAACGACGGTTTTCAGCTTCAGAAGCACGGTAACGAACGTGAAGGAATGGACGTTTTGCATTCTTACCAAGTACTTGATCGTAAACGCTCATTGTACCAGCAGGAACCAAAACACCATTAACAGCACCACCAACGATACCACCGCGGAGAGTTGCGTCGTTAAGGTATTTCCAATCAGTCTTGTAGAACTCATAACCACGACGGAATCCAGAGAAACCAAGGTTAAGGGCCATTTCTTCGCTGTTGTCAAACAAACCATAAGAAGTACCACCAGCACCGTAAGAGTTCTGAGCAGCCAACATATCGTCGATGTCGAAAGAGAACTGACGGTTTAAGAACAATACGTTCTCAGCGATAGCACCTTGCTTGTCAAGACGTTGTACGATTGTATCGAAGTCACCTAAAGAAGATGGGTTACCACCAGACCAAACATTACCACGGCTTTCAATGGCATTGAACATACCTTGAGTACCAGCACCTGTAGTTGCAGGTGGTGTTGGAGAAGTAACACCAAGGGCAGTAGCGGCACCTGAGTTAGAAGCAGCAGGAACGCCTTCAACCATTGCCATTTCGAGGTAGTCCTCAAAACGTAAACGAGTTTCGTGCTCAGACTTCATATACCAGTAGTAACCAGTAGCACCATTTTCAGTAGTAACCTCAACCCAACCAACTTGAGCCATGTCAGAACCAGATACACGATATGTATCTTTAATGATAATAGGCTTGTTGTCGAAGAAAAGATCCTGTGATTCTAATGAACCATCCATACCACTAGTTCCTTTTTTGAATTCAGAACCATATACAAATGCAGTAACAGTACCAGATGTAAATGGAGTTGATCCAAATGCAGAATAGTAAGCAACAGTAAATGTATTTGAAGTTACATCTACGATAACGCCTTTTGCGGATTGAGCTGAATTACTTTCAGATGAAAGAAATACAGTTTGGCCATTACGGAAATTACAAGTTCCTGAAGGAAGTGTAAATACTTGCTGACCAGCAGCAGGTGTTCCTAATGAACCATAAGTCAATCCAGTGTACTTCGTGTGAAGACGACCTTGTTCTGCCCATTTAATGAGGTCAGAGTTAGTAGGAAGTTCTGCACCTACCATACGCAAGAAAGATGCAATTGAACGGTTACCGTAACGCTCAAATTCTTGCTCGTAAGTGTCAGGCAAATATTGATTCAAGAAATCAAAATTTGTGATGTAGTTTGTAGGCAATGTTGCCTTTACAGCACTCGGGGTCAACAATGGACCCGGAGATACAGCTAATGTACCAGCCATTTTTTCTAGTTTTTAGGTTTTTGTTTAATAACTAATCTGTTACCGTAACTAGGCTCTACAGCTCTTACCTGGAAACCACCTTCAGTTTTCTTAGTCACCTGAGTAGATTGGCGCACCATGTCGATATTCTTTGACTCCTTAGAGACTGTATCAACTGTGTCTGCCATTCCTTTCTCATAGAAGAACTTCGCAAACTTATCAGGGTTCGAAGCAATCGCTATTGCTCGATGGAATAACTCAGCATCCTTTAGGTAACCCTCTTCATTTAGGAACTTATTTACAAAGTTCTTTAGTGAAGACTGCTCCTCAAGAAGTGACTTAGCTTCTGCTGGTTTATAGGTTAGTGCTTTGTCTTCGTCAATTGCAAATTTGAAACCTTCAAACTTATCTGAAAACAACTCACTAGTCTTGTCAGCAAAATACTGAGACCGCTTCGTTTGTTCCTCTTGCTCGCTAGTTGCGGCTTGTTTATATTGCTTGTAAGATTCGTAAGCTTCTTTTTCTTCTGCTGGAACAAAAGCATCCCTTGACTCAAGCGGAGCTTTATACTGTTCTTTTAGTTTATTAAAGTAGTCACGAGCCTTAGTCAGCTCTTTTTTACGTTCTAGCTTTACCTTTTTAATGTGCTTGTCATCATCAAAGTCCTCATCATATGAATACTTAGACTCGAGCTCAAACTTCACCTCATCAGCATCAAGCTCTGGGTTCTGTTCTTTGTGGTATTGGTAAAGCAAAGAATCTTCATCCATGGCGCTGTAGTCGACATTCAACTTCATGAAGTCTTCAATACCACGCCCAGTATCTTTCTTATACTTTAGAAACGCAGAGACATCTTCAGGTAGTTCTTCAGCTTGTGCTCGCTGCTCAACTAACTCATCTAAAGATGTGATCTCTTTGTTCCATCTTTTACCTAGATATGAAAGAACTTTATTATCATCTAAATCCACCTCTTGTGGTGGGTTATTATCTACTATTGGCTCAGCAGCTGGTTGACCTTCCGTCAAGTCTACCTTGATGGTATCATTATCACCAGAGTGATCCTCTAATCCTTCAAGAAGCGCTGCTTCTTTTTCAGCCATAGACTTCTCTTCGAATTCTACAGCTCTTACTTTAAATTCACCTTCCATTTAATTTAATTTTGACAAAGTTAATAATTATTTTATTTATTCATTATCGTAGAACATACGATCAGAATCTTCTGTGTGCCACTTATCAAAGCTCTCGCAGTTGTAGTAGTCTGTATTCACTAGATAGTCAGGGCGCTCTGGAAAAGGCTTTGTAACAAATGATGGCTCAGACCACTTAATGCGGTTGTTTGGCTGTAGTGCTATTTGACCATTGTCAAGTAAAATGATGTGATGACTCTTATGCTCTAGTGCATCCTCTGCTAATGATAGATCAGTATTTAAGTCATTCGCTCCCCAGTTGATGGTGGCATAGTAACTACCCGGATAGAACTTATGGTCTTTCATGTAAACCTCAACTTTTGTGTCATACACATAAGATAGGTGTAGTAACGTAAAGTTGTATGAGAAGCAGTTCCATATCTGTAAGAAGTGGAATGGTAGATCTGGATCAGGTAGCTCGGGCTTAGTTAATAACGCATGGCTTGGTAACTTATCGCGCATTACTCCGTTCTCTAATAGAACTTGGAATAGTGCAGCCTGACCAGGCATGCATCTAACTGACATTATAACGCCAGGTGTAAACTCTCCTTGTCCTTTTTGATGTTGATACATGTATTCATTTCTAACGAATACTTTCAAAGGGAAGAAGTTATGTTCTATATATGCCATTATTTAGGTCCAAACGCTTCTAAATCGAAGCCATCAAGTGAGTCTTCAGTACTCTCAAAGTTTTGAGGTGGTAGGTTGTTTTGTCGTTGGTTGATTAGCTCAGACTGACGAGTGGCCTGTAGGTCGACTCGTTTATCTTTCGCCTTCTCCTTCTCAGTTTCACGATCTTTTAATGTCTGCATCTGCATTCCGTTCAACTGCATGTTGTATTGGAACTCAATAGCCATTAGCTCTTTCTTGAGCTCGGCTTCTGCCTGCATCTTCTGAATGTCGCCTTGAACTTCCATCTGCTTGATTTGAGCTTTTGTTTGGCCTTCCAATTGGATGACCTGTGCCTTAGCTTCAGCAGCTGCTTGAGAAGATTGGATGTTTGTCTGCATCTGCATTTGGAACTCCATCTCTTTCTCTTTCTGCTTCTGCTCCATACGCTTACGACGTTTCATCTTAAGCATCTCGTTTGCAAGCTTAATGTTGTTGATCATGCGAATGTCAATTGCATCCTCTAGGTCAATTGTCTGCTGCTGTAACGCCATCTGAATGTTCTGCTCGAGCTGAGCCTTCTGCTCTTCATCTGGGGCAATCTCAATAAAGATACCAAAGTCGTGTAGGTATAGATCCTTAACGTCTTCAAGTATCGCCATGTTGTACTTGCCAATCTGCATAGCAAACTCCTCAGCGAAGTCAGCATACTCAAGTATGTCAGCAACGCGGATAGATAAGCACTCAGCAACTCTTTTAGTGACATTAAGACCAGCTTCTAAGATGTGGCGAGTAGCTGTGTTTGAGTTTAGCGCTGCAAGCTTCTGAACACCAACCAAAGCATCTGGGTGTGGTGTTGATGCATCACGCACCTCGTTTACACCCGTCACATCGCGGATCATATTCAAGTAGTGGTTGTAGTTGCCGATAAGGGCAGCCATCTTAGCTTGGCCACTATTTGAGTTAAGCTCTTGAATTGGAATACGCGCGTTGTTGAACTCACCGTCTTGTGTGTAGCTACGTCCAATCACACTACCTGTTTGGAAGTATAGATTGAGCGCATCCTCAGGGTTGTATGCGGCACCTGTTCCAAGGTCTACCTCATTAATACCATCAGCATCAATGAACACACCATCAGGAACTACGCGAGCCATAACTTGCTGTAGCTTCAAGTGAGTCAATTGGATCTGATCGGCAAATGGAATCATTCGACGAACGAGTGACTCAATATTTCCTTTATAGTAACGTGGAGCGTAAGCAATGTAGTTTGGAAGTGCTTTCTGTGATGCAGACTTAGGACGAACCATGTTCTTCATCATCTCCCACTTAATGATGATGTTTGATCCACCGACCAACACACCTTCATACCAAACGTCGCGAACGGCTTCAACTACCTCAAACATTTCGTTTGGTGGTGGGTTAAAGTTGTCATCCTTACGGATCACTCGCTCTCCTCCGTTTTCAAGTAATTTCTTTTTCCAAACAAACTTCTTGTGAGTCTTATAATTAAAGTACAGCAACGTCACAACCTCATTTAAGAATGCGTCGTCTTGGTAGTTACGAATTATAGGGAAGTAGTCATACCAAGCTGAACCTGCGTTCTTAATCTCAGTAAGCTCCTCGTCAGTAAGGTTTGGATTCATTTTAAGCAGCTCAGTGTAGTGAACTTGCTTAACCTCTCCGAAGTAGAAGCAATCAGAGAAGTCACTCTTTTCAGTATAGCTGTGGATCCAGTTTGCTGGGTCTACATACTCAACCTTAACGCCATCGTTGATAAGAAACTCATGTTTAGCAACACCAAGTCCTATCGTGGCTACGTCGTAGTAATAGTCTCTCAACACATCTTCATAGTCATTCATCTTGAGAAGTGTGTTGATGGCAATCTCTTCAGCAATCTCAATGGATGGCTTGTAGTTCATCTGCATGTACAGAGAAAGCTCCTGATCATTTGCAGGCAGCTCATCTGGATTTACGTTGAACGCGTCAATTCCAAGTGTTTCCTTGGTCATCGTTAAGAAGTCCTTGGCTACCATGTCAGCCTCGATCATATCCTGGAACACGTTCTTCTTCTCAGCAGATAGAACGTCCTGAGCCTCAGCCTTAATGGTGTATGGTCTGTCTAGCATTCCATTGACAACAACGTCAACAAACTTAGGTATGATTGGAACCGGAGTCCAATCCAAGTTAAGCATTGATATGTCGCCATTAACAGCGATCTCGTCCTTGTACTTTTGTACAGGCTGTTCTCCACGGGCATATAGTCTCAGGCGGTGGAATTCACCCCACTGCTGATAAAATCTGCTTGAATTAGACTTCCTCTTAAACCACTCCCCTTCGATGGCTTTTCCTACCTTTAATCCGTACTCATATGTCGCCTTGACTTCATCTGGCGCCATTTGGTCCGGAAAGGGTAATGAGGAGATAACAACTGATGGTTTATCCATTATTCGATAATTTCGCTTCTTATGCCAGTATTCTTATATCTTACAAATTTAACACTTATTTTAGATTCCTGTTTAACAGGTATAAATAGGTGTCTTCTTGATGCCATTAATGCCAATCCTGAACTAATCGAGGCATCGTGTTTGGTTCGGTTATTAATATCAAATCGGGCCCAGTCATTTAACGTTCTCGTAAAATACATGTCACCCATAGACTCTTTTTCTCTGTAGTTTCCTTCCGCATCAATACCAACATATTCCTCGATGTAAGTGTTGATACTATTAGCATGCGCGTGCTTTACGTCCTCACTAGAGTTGGGAATACCGCCTAGTTCAAGCTCAGTCTTTGATAGCTTAGACGTATGTTTGTCGGGCCTGTTCATTGAGAATGGACGATACCCTCTGTTCTTAAAGTGGTACAATAGTCGCTGTTTGTTGTTCTCTACAAGTATAGGCATTCCGTAGAAAAAACAAGCCATCAATACATCCTCAAAAAATATCTCAGCGGTCTGTGGACGAGCAATATACTCCAAGAAGAAGTGATTGGTTGGCGCGCTTTCCATGTGAAAGTTGGTAATGCCATGCAATGCGCCGGCAGATCCACCACCCCCAACTACACCTGAGATGTCATAAGGGTCACACCCAAACACGCCAATGTCTTTATTGCCAGGATAGAACTTGCCGTCCTTCTTGACGACATTGTTGCGCATCTTAGCGTCAGGAATCCACGAAACAATAAACCTACCTTTCGGATCAGGCGTCCAAATAACCTCAGTATCCTTCTCGCCGTTCTTCCAATGGAAGTAGCCAGTTGTTAGGACGCGATCTTTAATCATCGCATCGTTGTAGTCAATCTGTTGGTATATCTTAGTTAAGTTGAATAGAGACGACTTACTCTCATCACGGAAAGCATGCGACTCTGTTCTAGGGAACTGACGGTAGTATTCGTTGAGTGCGTCTGAGTCTGACTTCATTGCAGCCACCTCATTATTCCAATAGGTTATGACACCCATGGTAATCTCCTCACCATCGATACCCATAATAGGTTTCTTCGGGTCATCAAACACTGGCCATCCATACTCGTCAATAAAGCCCTCCATGTTCCACTCCATTGGGATGAACAAAGAGTAAAGCCCTGACTTGGTTTGGCCATTGGCAGATCGCTTGGTTGGGTCGCTGTCGTAGAACAGCTTCTTGAAATTCTCACCACCTTTACTAAGTGCGTTGGACGTGGAGCCCATCATGCACTTACCAATAATACGACTACCCAAACGTAAACAAGTCTTGGTTACGCGCCAGTTATTTAGAATGTTTTCAGGCTTCTCCCACTTACCACTCTCGTCGTGTACAAGTAAAAGCAGCTTTTCACCGTCATAGCTGTTGTCTGCGGTGTTTTTCCAGTCGATGGTAGTATCTAACCCTTCTATATCATCATCGCGCTCCTCATCCATATTCTTGCGCGTAATCTTACTCGCAGGAACACGGAATGCCAACTCCGTCTTCGGGTTGTCCATACCGTCTTGGATCGGCTTGAAAAAGAAGGGATAATTTCTTACAATTGGCACAACCTTGTCGGTAAACATCTTCTTGGCATCCGATCCGGTCTTGGATAGAATACCAAGGCGAGCATCTCTGACAATTGTACCTGTATTTGACGTCTCTGCAGACGACATGAATGAGAAACCTGAACGACGGTTCTTTAGGTAGCACATGCCAAACGCTCGGCTGTCTGCCTTACATGCCTCCCAAAATATGTAGAAGATCCGGTTGGACTCACGGAAGTCAGGCAGACCAATGTCAATCTTGGTCCACTGAAGGTACATGTAGTGTGTACCAGTCATGTAGGTTGGATTACCATTGTTGATAAACCAAAAGCCTTGCTCACGCCTCTCAAACTCAGTCTCGATCATGTCGACGTACTTCAGCTTGAACGCATTGTCTCTTCGGTTCCAATCAAATATTGACTTGATTTTCTGTAGCTCGGCTGGATAGTCTATTGGTTGCCATCTGTTGCCTCTGTTCTCTACTACTTTAGGAGTAGATGGCAAAGCAACCTTTAAGCCATTTATCTCATAGATTTCACCAATGGTTCCGTCTTTAGATATAACAATTAGGTCATACTCCTTATTGTAACCATAGTCCCATGACTTTTTATTGTTCTTAGTATTAAGAGCAGTCTTGTTGACGTAGTCAGTTACTATGGAGTACAGCTTATTTTCCATGTCTTGCTCTTCCTTCTGCGAAACCTGATTTGCCGAGTGTAACTTCTACTATTGGCCCCTCTGCAGCCTTATTCTCCTCCTCTTCGATCTTGTTGAGCATATACATGGCATCCTCAAATGCCAAACGCTTAGCTGACGCTGCGTTCTTCATCTTATCGGCCGATATGTCGTCCTCAGCGTGAGTGATGATAGGTGACTTTAGCACCTTGATCAACTCATCGATAGCCTGCTTAGCAGCCTCTACTATTTCTCCCTTTTTAGACATATGTTCTTGTTATACATTCGATAGATTGTCTCACCATCTATTATAAATTCATATTCGCTGTCAGGTGTGAATGAGACTGTGTCACCAACGTTTACGTTGGAGATGGTGTTTGTTTTATAAACAACCTCACCCCACAATGCTTC